GGTGGGGCCGGCGTGGGTCCGTGCGGCTGGCGTTGACCATCGCCAGGAACCGTGAGTAGGCGCTGGACGTGTGGCCGCGGTAGGCGATGCCGCCGTACTTCGCCGCCTGATACCAGGGGATCGATCCCTCGGCCCACGCCTGGGCCGCGTCAAGGCAATCCTCGATGCTGTCGCGTTCGTCGTGTGTCAGGGGCCGGCGGTCGTCCTCGGGAAGCAGGTGGATGATTGCGGCGTCCATCTCAGCTGGCCTTTCGTGGCAGCGCTGTCAGGTGCGGCTCGTCAATCGCCGGCCCGTTATCCAGCGCATTCCACGCCGCGCCAATGTCCGTCACGAGCACCTGGTCCCGGCGCCGCCGGTCATAGGCACGGGTGAAGCGGTCGAGCATCTTCTCGGGATGTTCCGTCTGGCGAACCATCGACGTGCCGCCAATCTCCCGGACCGATTCGGCAATCAGGGCCGGCAACGGGGGGCGCGTGTCCGGCATCCCCGGATAGCCCGCCTTGAGCCAATCCCACAACTGCTTCCAGGCCACTTGGGCGTTCGGGATGCCGCAAAGCTGGTCGGCGAGGATGTCGCGCAAGTCCTTGACCTGGGGCGGCCACTCGTTGTCACGCATCCAGATCATGGCCGCCTGGTGCGCCGCGGCGTAGGGGATGGCCGGGGACTGGTTCAGCAACTCCTTCCAGACGCCGGTGGTCATCTTGTCGATCACGAACTTGTGCTGGTACTGCGCTTTGAGAACCGAGAGCAGCTTGAGCGTTTCGGATTCGTTGATCATGTACCCCTTCTCTCGTATTCGATCGCCTGCTCGGCGAGTTCATCGGCTGACCAACCTTTGGGGCCAGGATCTCGGCGGTAGCCATTCGGGGTAGTCCGTCCTCCGGCCTGGAGGTGGGTGATGTTTGACTTAGGACTAGCCCGTGCTCCGTCAAGATCGCGCCGAAGCCAGTTGCGCCAGGTTGCCGCCCAATCGACTTTGACGCCCTTGCTGTTTGGTGCCGCCTGGTAGTGATCGACGAACTTGGCCGTCTCACTGCGCACATAGGCTTCCGGCATGCCCTCGTCATCAGCCCAGCCACGCATCTCGTCTGTGACTGTGAAATCGGAAGGAATGCGAGTTGGTCGTTTCGCAGATGCCGGCGGGCTCGCGCGTTTGGGTGCGGTTGGTTTGGTTGGTTCTGTTGGTTTGGTTTGGTTGGTACGGTTAGGTCGCTCTGCACGTGCATCAGTCGTGCGCTGCACGTGCGCTGCACGTGGTTCGCTTGTGCCTGCATCGCGCTCTGCACGTGCCTTGCGCATGCGCTCCGCGTTCGCCTTGCGGCGCTCGATCAGCTTGCCGGCGTAATCGTCCCAGTCGTGAACGGTCAGGCCGTCGCTGGTGTATTCGAGGAACCCGACGGTGACGAGTGCATCCACGAACGCTTCGGCATCCTGGTCCCACTCGCCGCCAATCGCGATGTCGAACGCGTCGAACCGGCTGAGGTTCCCATCCTCGGCATAGTCGATCGCCCACCACCACAGGCACTGAAGATGCCCGATGGTTGCCGGCAGGGAGGCGCCCAGAATTCGGCTCAACTTCCGCGTCTTAGGATGGTCCCGCAGGGACTGGTGACTTTCGATCCAGGCCATTAGTCGCCACCCATCTCCAGCACTGTCATGCGACTTCAACGCCGTCCAGCGCGAAGAGGTCGGACTGGGTCGATTCCTTGTCTGCGGCTGCGAGATTCTGCACTGCCTGCCGGTAGTAGGACGGCTTGAGTTCGACGCCAATACCGATCCGTCCGGTTTTGATCGCGCCATACACTTCCGAGCCAACGCCCATGAACGGAGTCAGCACGCGCTCGCCAGGATTACTCCAGAGGTGCAGCGCCCGCTCGATCACATCGAGTTGCAACGGGTGGACGTGCTTTTCGTCCTCATCGTCGCGCGCATCGCGGAACGGCAGAACCCGATCGATCCTTACGTCATCCCAGAATGCCGAGGCGTACTGTCTCCAGATCCAGTGCGAATACCGATTCTCGATCTGCTTGCCCGTCGACCCCTTGTACTTGAACAGTTCATAGGGGATGGGGCGCTCGCCGGCGTAATCCAACAATCCGGTCGGGTGCGTGATTGGCACGGGGTTGCCGCCTGACCGACGAAAGACCAGGAGGTAGTCGGCCGACGCGACGCTGCACCGGGATGAGTCCTCGACGATGGTTTGGTGAGTGAGTCCCTTTTTCATCGTCCGGTTCCGCACGGCTAGCGGCTCCTTCCAGACGTGATAGCGGGCGACGTACTGCCATCCCAGTGATTCATGGAGACGGATGATGTCGCCCGGAAAGTCGCGTAGCCCGTCATTCTTACCGGTGTTACCGGTCGGGATATCCATGCAATGCACGGACGTCATTCGTCCCGGCATCGTCAGCCGGTGCACTTCGCGGACCACGAAGCCGTAGTGATCCATGAACTCGTCGTAACTCCGACTGTTCGATAAGTCCCGCTCGCTGGATGTGTAGTGGTACAACCCCGCAAACGGGGGCGAATAGATCGACAGGGGGATCGATCCGTCCGGTAACGCCGGCATCACTTCCATACAGTCGCCAAGGTAGGCGGCGTATGTATCAGTGACGTGCTGGTCTAAAACGCCTGTAGCCATGACGGAACCTCCACCTGGTTTGGATAGATATCGAGTCGGGGAACGGAAAGATCCTGGTTCATGTGCGCAACCAGTTCACTGAACATTTGGTCGGCCTGGTCGGCCTTACGCCGAAGGCTCTGCTGAACATCATGCTGGCCCTCAGTGGCGACGATATCGACCGTCACCGGCCGCTGCTGGCCAAACCGCCAGCAGCGGCGCACCGCCTGATAGAACTGTTCGTAGGAGTGGCTGGGGAAGTAGGTGACGTGGTTGCAGTGTTGCCAGTTGAGTCCCCAGGCACCGATCTTGGGCTTGGTGATCAGGACCCGGATATCGCCCGTTGAGAAGCCGCCGAACTTGGACTCCTTCGCATCATCGTCATCCCTGCCCGATACCTGCACCGCATCCGGGATCATTGATTCAAGGGTGTCGCCCTCGTCATTACGATGACACCAGACAACGGCCGGCTGGCCGGTGTCGGCAACCAGTTCGGCAACGCGCTCCGATCGCTCCCGGACAGTGCGCGACTGCTCTTCACGGATTTCGTGGAAGCCATGGGCCGGCAGGTCGAACAGCATGCCCGGTCGTGGCGTGACCGCGGTCACGGTGTGTTCCTGGACCCCAAGCGCTGGAAGATCGAAGCCCTCGTTCGTGAATCCAATATCGGATGGCCGGCGCAAGGCGCGTGCCCAGGATGAGACCCAGCGCCAGAACGCATCTTCCGCATGGCCCTTGAATCGCCACTCGCCGTCTGTTTTCCATTTGCCCCGGATCGGGCGGGAACTGTTCTGGTCGTTGACGAAGAACCGGCTCAGCATGTCCATGTGCCCGAGATAGCCGAGTGCTTCGCTTGACGTGCCGAGTTCGGTGTAGTCATTCGGCGCGGCGGTCGCGGTCCCCAACAGGCGGTACGGCAGTTGCCGCATGAACTCGGTGATCTCGGCCCGTCGCGTCCCATCGAATGACTTGAGGATTGATGACTCGTCACAGACAACGCCGGAGAAATCGTCCGCATGCAGCAAGTGCAGTCGTTCGTAATTGGTCACGATGACTGGCCCGCTCATTTCACCGTGGGAGGATCGGGACACGTCAATCCCAAACTTCTCACCTTCCCGGACAAACTGTTGGGTCACGGCCAACGGGGCGAGGATCAGGACCGGTTTGTTTGTGTGCCGGGCCACGTTCGTCGCCCAGACGAGTTCGATGAGTGTTTTTCCCAGGCCACAATCGGCCAGGATCGCCGCGCGTCCTTTTCGTACGGACCATTCCACAAGCGCCTGCTGGTAGGAGAAAAGCACGTCCGGCATAAAGTCAGGGATGAATCCGTGATCACCGTCGAGTTGCTGCTTGTTCGTAAGGAACGATTGGTAGTCGATCACGCCGCCCTCCTCTCGCTCATCACGGCGTCCCGTGCCCGCGCCATCGCCGTATACACCCGCTGCCAGTCGCGGTCGGTGCGGAAGCTGTGCGGGGTGCAGGCGATGCCGTCGGTGTAGGCCGAACGCAGCTTCCGCGCCGTGCCGAGGGTGCTGTGCCCGTCGTGGTTGCCGTTGCAGAACGCGCCGGCGATGATCGTCCACCGACGGATGACGGGGAATGGGGCCGTGCGCCAGGTGTAGCCGGCGCGGTCGGCGTAATAAGCGGCGAAGCCTGCCTGGGCGACGGTGTCGATGTGCTCAGTACTCATGCGAACATCCCCGGCGTGGT